TAACTCATTTGCTGCTAGTTGTAACCGTGCATAGAATACCTTCTGCTTCGCTACTAACTCCAGAGTCTTCTCGATGTGCTCTAGTCTCTCTTTAGGATTGAATTGCTTAAGTCCAGCAGACATCTTCAAGAGCTCAGTATAACACTCCTGTATTGCTTCTAGTTCCTCTTGGACTACTTCTGATTGAAAGAATTGCTCAGTCATAAGTTTAAAATGCCTTTACTTGTGCGTTTGATGTAGTTTAATTGCTGTGCATCCCATTTGATCTTATCTTTTAAAGGTTTAGAGATCAGTTTACCTACTGTCTCTACTTCAATCTCAAACTCTTCACAGACCGAGGCTACTCCCTCGATATAATTTATAAGACCTTGACTCTCCTTAACCCTGTCTTCGACTAGGGAAGTAAACTTACCTTGTGTCATAAATTTCTCTTCAATTTCTTTCATTGTATAACCTGAATGTTAAGGTGGGATACACCACTAGAGTTAATGATCCCTGTCGGGAACCAATTAGCTGCTACTGTTATTCTATCACAATTTCCCTCGTTTGGGGTAGCTCTGTGTCGAATAGTAGGTGGGAAAACAATAAACCTACCAGGTACAGTAGGTTCTTCATGAGTTAAGTTGAAGTTATCATCCCAGTTTGCAGAATCAAAGGGCCAGATGTTACTCTTATCATAGTATGGGTTAGGATAATACCACTTGGTAGTACCACTGTTACCTGATGCAAAGTAATTGCTACTCATGAAACAGTTAGCGTGAGTGTGGTCATAGAACCAGTCACCTTTCTTATTTAGATTTGCCCAAGCAGAATTACATACCATCTTATTCGGTATACCCATACTCTCACACACTTCGGCCATGCAGTCTTGCATCCAGTCGAAAAGATAGCGCAGGTCTGGGTTGTTGTAAAGGTCACTGCCTCCCTCGGTCTGATCAACATGGACACCTTTCCACATTAGATTGGTGTCATTCGCTCTCCAAGGTAGTGTCGCAAGTATCTTAGTAGTACCTTCAATCAGATCTGGATTGATATCAAACTTAAAGAAAGGGATACCTAATACTTCTTGCTTCATGCTATAGCTTTCTCATTATGATAGTCTCTTATCCAATCAATAAGAGTGTCTATGTAAGGTATCTTATCATATTTCTGTGCTACTTGCATACTTCCATCTTCTGCTACTGATATTGTAACTAACTTGTCAACCTCTACACCAGTCTGTTCGTAATACATGTATGCATATGCTGCCTCTTGCACAAAGAATTTCTCTAGGTGCTCTTCCTTCTTAAGATTCTTAGTGGTCTTGAAGTCTATTATAGCAAGCTCAGAATCAAACTCAGCAATAGCGTCAACACGACCAGCAATGAATAGATTCCTAGAAAAAAGAGGGGCTTCAATAGCGTGAATATTATCAATACGATCAAGAGTCTCACGAGCAGACCTAAAAAGGTACGTGGGAAGACCCTTGCTCTCCTCAATTTCTTCCAGTTCATTTTTAAGATACTTCTCCACTAGGTTATGGTATTGAGTGCCTCTCCATGCTGATGCACGTCTGACTCTCTCTGCTTCAGCAAATCCTACTCGCTTCTGCCAAGCTAGTATACCATGCTTTGATGCGTTGCCACAGATTGTCGTGACACTAGGACACCACTTGTCATCTATCTTATAGAAACGACCAGAGTCAAGAGTCCTACTAGTAACCTCCTGTAGAGGCTTAGCAGGACCAACATAATTAAACATTAATCAAATCCCATTTCATGTTTGCTGATGAGGTATTCTCTGATAAAACCAGACCTCACGATATCATTGATACCGAACTCAACGCAAGCAAATGATTCCATTGCTTGTGTGATCTTCATAAAGTCTAGCACACCAGTCCTCTCATTAGCTTTAACTAAGTCAGACTGTGAATAATCTCCAGAGAATATGATCTTACTATCCTGACCGACACGAGTGGTGATTGAATCTAACTCGTGGAAGTTTAGGTTAGAGAACTCATCTACTATTATAATGGCTCTGTCAAGTGTTACTCCACGTAAGAATGAGGTTGACCAAAAGTCTATTGATCCCTGACCTCTTAGGTTGTCATATAATATTCTAAATGCTCCTTCGTCAGGCATGTTAAACATATACCTTACCATATTACGATAGGGTATCTGATATAGGTCTGACTTGTCTTCATGATCTCCAGGTAGAAATCCTATCTCTCTTGTAGGGACTAGAGACCTGACCATGTATACTTTCTCGTAAGGAGTAGCAGGATCTAAGACTGACTGTAGTGCTAGGTAGAGACTAATGTATGTCTTACCAGTACCAGCAGCACCATGTAGTACTAGATTCTTACCCTCAGCGTACGCCTTAAACACATCCTCCTGACTTGGTGTCAGAGGTTCAATAGTCCTGAGATGCTCAAGATTTATTGGTGGTTTGCGTTTCATTGACCTGGATGGGGTACCGTTTCCGTTACCATTACCGTTTTTCTTTTTCCTTGCTGGCATAATTAAGTAAACCTCGAAAGGTTAGCACGTGGGTGTTTCTCTTGGATCTTACTCATTACTTCTTTAAATCCATCCGATTGTTTCGGGTCTCCATATGTTACTCCACCAGTCCCTGCGGACCAGTCTTTATCCCAGTCGGGATTGTCCTTCCTCCACTCATCGTAAGAGGACATAGACATTGAGAGTTCTTTCTTCTCTCCAGTAGATTTATTTATAACAGGGTATGTTGGCATTAGTCTATCCTTAAGCATGGTTGTGTGTCACCCCAGTCACTATCATAACGACAGTCACAGTCATCAACGTCAGGACACCAGTCAAGTGCCTTAGCAATGGTTGGGAAGTTACAGATGAAGTGGTCACGACATAGGTTTGCTATGTCCATGTGCTCCTTCTGTGTGCCATTGGCAGTGCGTAACTGTATGTAATGCATCCATGACCTAGCACTACCAGTCATGTATATCTTAGTGGGTGTTGCTAGTGGGAGAACAAACCTCGCACACTCCTTCGCAATCCCCTTAGATAATAGGTGATCGTATAGGTCCATCCCTTCTTCAAAGTATTGTGCAATTCGGCCTTGTAAGAACGCCTTCTCGGTTTCGTCGATGTCATCTATACTATTCTGTCTATTCTTGGTGTCCTGTCTCCTTAGCTCGGGCACCTGTGGTTTATCTAGGAGATTTGTGTCAGCATATCTCTGACTAAATTCTTGGAAGGTGAATGACCTATGTCTCAATATCTGTGCAGCAATACCACGTGTCGTGTTGATCTCTAACGTCATGTGTGCTTGCTCAAAGATAGACCAGTGTCCATGCTTGATACAATATGCTAACAGACCAGCAACCTTCGGGTTGTCTTGGTTGTTAGGGTTGGATACTCTTGCAACATATCCTATAGTTTTTTCAGCATCAGGTGTAACACTGACGAGACATACTTTAGTCATTCTTCTTTAATAATATACGAGAAACTACATATAAACCCATAGCAGACCAGTATCCTAGGGTTGCTAACCCAAATATACCTGGTATACATGCATTCCATACTAGCATAAGGACTAGGGGTGAGAGAGTTAGGTTACCGATTGCAGTTACTGCTTGCTTACCAAGCTCCTGATTCCTTTCTTCCTCAGTCATTTCCTCGACAGGTTTACTTGCCTTCCGAGGGTCAAAATATACTGTCATCCTATTATATCCTCCAAAGTAAATATTGACATAAATTCTAGACCATTCTCTGCCCATGTAGCATGGTCTTCCATCCTATCTACGATAGCAACAACACGATTAACAACGTAACCATTCTCACGTAGCACCTTGACTGCTGAGATAGCACTGCTACCTGTTGTTGTTACATCTTCTAAGACTGTGACAACTGATCCTTCAGGTGGTTTTGGTCCTTCAAGCAACTCTCTTGTACCATATCCTTTAACATTCTTCCTGATAATAAGAGCATCAAGATGCTTATTACCTCTGTAGTATGCCTTCTGTGCTACACCACACACTAATGGGTCAGCACCTAGTGTTAGACCACCTACTGCTACTGCTTCAGGTTCTATCATATCTATCAATAGATGTGACATGAGTGCGTTACCCTCACATGATAGTGTTACAGGTTTGCAGTTAACATAGTGCTCTGACTTCTTACCAGAGGACAATATATATTCTCCACGTCTGTATGCTTTCTCCTTTAGAAGATCGAGCAAGGTATCATGGTAACTCCAATACTTATCTTCGGTCATTTCTTTTTCTTCTTAGGTTTGATAGGTGACAGGGGATTATTAAACTGACCTGGTTGTCTGGTGCCCTTAGTATAAGACATCTTCTGCATAACACTACCGAAGATATCATAGTAAGTATCAAAGATACCAACAGCTTCACCCATTACTATGTCAAACCAGGTGTCATCACCCTTCTTTAACTCTAGCAGGTATGCATTAGTTGGCAACGTCTTATCATCTGCTGCATCAGGTGTACAACCAGTCTTTATGATGACACAACCCATCCCCCGACCATTAATGTCAGCGATCTGCTCATCAGTTAACTTCATCTACCTCTGCCACCCCATTCAATAGAAGGGAATGCTTCTTGCACTGCTGCCTTAGTGATACGATATCTCTTGTGCAGTGTCTTGTTAATTGCTTTTACTAGTACCTCTGCCTCACTCTCATGAAGACCTTCAAGTAGTTGGATAAACATACTCTCTACCTTTAAAGATTTCAAGTTGTCATCACCACCTACAAAGAATCTATAGAGTTTCTTAGACTCCTTCTCCAATAGAGTATGCTCTGTGCCCTTCGGTGCCTCATTCTTACGGTAAGGTACGTCCTCACCTAAAGGGACACGAGGTTTAAGACTCTCGTCAAAGTTTATAATAAAGATCGATCTTAAACCAGGAGTATTATTATCCTGTAGGATCTTGATCTTTTGTGCTTTAGTCTTGGCATTGTGAGCCTTTTGAAGCACTTCAGAAATCATTAATCTCATAGTTACTCATCGTATTCATCTAGTGTATCATCTTCGTCGTGAATCCGCAAGTATATTAACTCGCTAGGATCAACAGGTCCATTTTCTGTCTGCATCTCAGGATGCATAACGAGTGCAGCATACTCTGCTCTCTCTTTCCATGCGTCGAAGACATCTTTTATGTTCCATGATACCACAAAACCTAAAAGAAAACTACCTATAGTTAGAAAGAAAGCGATGTAAATAAAACTTATCTCCGTCATGGAAGCCTCCTAACTATGTCATTTTTATTTAGCACCCTTGCGTGGTCTGCCTGGTCTACGGTTTTCATAATATACTTTGGCATCATTGATCACAGTCTCAAAATACTTTCGTATCTTACGTGCCTGTGGTTTAGGTATATTACTGTATGCTTCAGACATATACTTGTCACGTGCAATATACTGTGACAATTCATCTACTATCTGAGTGACCTCAGTCATAGAAGATGAGTCTATTAATTCTTTTGTTTGTTTGCGTGTCCACTTGTTGCCAGTAAGATACGACTTCATATTAAAGAGGAATCTCCCATTGATCATGGCTTCATCGATAGCCCTGTCAATAATAGTATAAAGCTCTTCAGGGTTGGGATCCATGTAGGTCATAGATAGGTGTTTTCTCGCAGGTATTTAACAGTTTCGGTGCAACCACCCATTTTATGTCCAGCAATGATAACTTGTGGAAAGGTAGCAGACTGTCCGAACTCTGTCTTGAATTGCTCTCTAGTAAAGTTAACATCTAATTTGTATTCTGCAAAGCCCCATCCTTTAGATTTGTAAACTTCCTTAATCTTTGTGCAAAATCCACAACCTTCTCTCGTATAGATTGCGGTGTTTCCTGGTTGTTTGGCCATATTATTATAGTAGGAAAGAAAAAAGGGTCACCTGTAGTGACCCTTTATTTAGTTAGATATTTACCTTCTAATTAGAAAGTGAATTTAACACCTGCTTTAGCACCCCAGTTGATTAGAGAATCGCCTGAAGAATCTTCGTCAGTGATACCAGATAGCTCACCATAAAGTGAAGTAGCTTCAGCGATAGCATAAGAAGCACCAACTTTACCAGAGAAGTCTACGTCTGTATCATCAGCAGCTTCGCTGTGACTTACAGCAGGACCACCTTGTACGTAGTATGCAAGTTTGCCAGTGTCATTTACTCCTTCGTAACCGATGTGTACATCAGTAACAGCAGAGGAATAAGATCCATCTGGATATGAGAGGTTACTTTCAACATTCACGTAAGGACCAGCAAAAGCGGCTCCAGCGAGAAGGAAAGGGGATGCTGCTACAGCAGCGATTGTTGATTTGATAGACATTTTAGTTGTTTAAGTATCTCGCACGGAAAAAACCCTGCGGATGATGAGACCCTCGACATGGGTCTGTTTTTCATTCAACACAGGGTTACGATTATTTCGAGTCCTTTGTTAAGAAGTATTTATACTATCAGAGATTGCGGGATACCGTCAACCCCCCTTGTGACAGTTGTGCTACTGGTACACATAGGATGAGTCTCCTACATCGACCACACCTTTAGGCAACACGTTGAATGCTAATGAGTATCTCTCATACTGAGAGTAATTCTTTAGTACTCGGTGTCTTATGTTGCTAGGGAACAATAATATAGTGCCCTTAGAAGGCACTACAACGTGATCAGTAGCATTATATTCATTATCAGTGCTAGGAAGCACGTAGACCCCTTCTGGAGGGTTTACAAACTGAATGGGAGCACTGTCAGTATCATACTCATCGAAGTATACTACACCACTGAACCATGAATTGCAATGTGCGTGTTCATCTGCTGACCCACCACTAAGTGTGGCAGTAAACCAAGAGGTAGTGATCTGTACATCACAGTAGTATCCTATCTCACAGATAGCTTGCCTTACCTTGCGAGTAAAGTAGTCCAGGACTGAGGTCTTATTGTTTAACACATGCTTGTTAACAGTCACAGCACTCAGTCCATCCTCATCTTCCGAGAAGTCAAACTCCTGTAACATTTCTGTGAGAATATCACAGATCTCAGGATTAATTCTCGATTGTGCTAGGGGATTTGGAAATAAGGGGTGAAGATTCCACGTCATTTAATGGTTCCATTCTCAAGAATTGTTCATTCAAATTATAAAAGAGTTTAAAGTGGGTAGTGTTAACCCAATAACCTTTTATGTCTGACCCATCACAGTGGTATCCATACCCTGTTACTGGTTCGTTTACTCCATCTATTCTAAAGGTCTTATTGCTTCCAATGTAAGACCCATACTTCTCCTCCAGATTAATCATCGGCATCAGTGGTTTTGGTTAGTCTATCACGGAGCTCAGCTTCCTGAGCATCTGTTAACGAACTGTTATTTATGTTGGTTTCATCACACTCTTCACGTGGGTCCACATATTCGGCCATTTTCTCCAAATTCTGCTGCAAATCTTCGGGGGGTTTCCAGTTAGGTCCCTTCGGTTTGTAATCGAGGCTCTTCACCTCTGCCAGAGGACTCCTCCAGTACTTCTGCATCTGTTTGAGCATCTTCTTCTTACCCTTCGGATCATCCTTATACTTTTCGATGACCTTCCGAAGAGTCCTCAACTCTCTTGATGATTTCTCTAGAGATCTCTCTGCGTTGACCTCTCTACCACTGAAACCGTTTGCCATAATTTTAAGGGGGATCTGTGCACTGTGTAAGAGTTATTTTAAATCTAACTCTGAATTTTGCTTTGTCGGTACCACTATACCATACAACTGAGTCTTTGTTGTGTGACTCTTGATAGAAGGCTTCCTTAAGACTCCTTCTTACTAGGTCTTCATTCTCCCACCAAGCAAGTTGTTTGCCTGTTGGGAATGACCAACCTGCTTCCTGATCAGGATAGTATGGTGTCGCTGAGGGATTCTCACTCGACCTATCTCTCATCGGAGGCCATGTTAGCACAAACTCTGACCCTTTGGTGTATCCTTTACCTTGATCAATAACATCAATGACATGCACCATTGCTTGCCAGTAATGCACCTGCTTAGATGAGGTGGTCTGATCAAAGATAACTGGATAGAATGTGATGCCTACACGTATCTTGGCAGCATCAGCATAGTTTCCACCACCAGTACCATGATAATTGTCAAGGGTATAGTCCTGTATGAATGTAACGGGAGAGAAATATGTGTCTCTTTGTGGTGCTTGTGCAGCACCATCCCATATATTATTCACCACAGTAAGGTAATGGTTGCCAATTGAGTTGGCACCTAAAGTATACCACGGTTTACTGCCTCGTGCAAACGTTGTCGGTGCTGCTTGCGTAAGGATGTCTCTGTATCCCTGTGATATATTGGTACCACTCAGGGTTTCAAACCTAGTGAAGAGATAGTCCTCAACAAGGTGGTTGTATACTCCTGATAGATTCCTATAGTTGTAGGACTCTAAGAGAGTAGCAGAGAAGTAGTTAGCTTCAACATCATAAAGATACCCTGTATCTATGTAAGCACCAGGTAATGTAGGCATCGCACTGTTACCTATGATCCTACTCTGTCCTGGTATCTCTGGGTTTGCTTGGAGTGATCCATGCATTGCCACTGGTATATTATTTGCCCAGACATATGTGTATGGATATCCAGGGTCAGGCACGTTGTCCTCACTCCATGTCTCAGACAGTTTACTACCACACTCCCACTCAAACTCTTGTCTGTTGGTAGGATTAAATGAGAATGCAAATCCTTCTATCTCTCCACCCTCTTTAGTAATTGGGTTGAGTGTTGGGTTACCTGTTTGTTTTGCTATCACACTGTCATGTGACTGAGTGCCTAGCATTATTTTAAATGCACCCTCAAACATAGTAGTATCAATAGCATAAAGAGATGCCTCCAGTGCTATGTCACCTGTGACTGCACCTGTATCGATACTTACTACCTCAAAGGTTAACTCATCAGTTGGTTCTAAAGTAATGTCCTGATCGTATAAGTCTCTACCTATTGCGGGCCAATACTGTGCTTCAAATTGCTTAGTAAATATATCTACTCCATTCTTCTTCATCCTAAGAGTAAACTTCATGCAAGCACCATAGATGCCACCATTAATACCACCCATAGATACAAACCTAAAGGTACCACCGACTGCTGCTGCAATAGTCTGGTTGGTATTTAATTTGACTGAGTATTCACCATTACATGTGCCACACTCCCACTCAACATCATTACCTACCACGTTAGGGACTTTGTTACCGCAGTCCATGCGTCTCATAACTACATCTTTAAAGCTGGCCTTGAGTATTCTAGCGTCGCATTTTACTGAAGGGTCTATCTTTCTCATCACCTTCTCAGGTGCTGCTCCTGCATAGAGATAGCATTGGATACCCTCGTAAGTATACCCACCATAGGTCCACCCAAGTCTATGCCAGAATCTTAGGTCATCATAGTCATCGTCACCTGCTATCAAGTCCTCCCAGAATTGATTGTTTTTACCCTGCCACTTAGTCTGATCCTTCTTCATAGGATTCCATTCTCTGTCAGAGAATAGACAGTAGTTATTCTGTGCTGTAGTGATACCTACTGCACTAAAACCACCAGTGTAAGGAGCATTAAGTGGAGTGAATGTTAACTCCTGCATAATGCTGAGTGAATTCTGGCCACCACCATTAGGGATGAGGAAAAATCCCATCGTCCCTCCAGCATACTCGTTGAGTTTTAGGCTGGTCATCCATGCATTGTATAGGTTGGTACCATTCCTAGCACTCGTTACAATGACACGTCCATACTTAGGACCAGTCTCATCTGCTAGGTAGAAACCAATTGCGTTATCATATCCTGCTGATCCTTTCTCAACATCCATTGAGATGTTAAGGTCTGCCTTAGATTCTATAGGTATACGGTATGCCCAACGCTTAGGTATCTTCTGAGGGTTACCACCTACTATCTCACCATCAATAGTATACTTGTGGTCGAAAGGATTACTGCTATGGAATCTATGTAATGCTTCTGCTTGCTCATCAGCATGTAGATAACTATTCATTGCAGCAGCAGTTGGGAAGACATGTCCTAGTACCTCACCACCTGCCATACCAGAAGCATTCATCGATGCTCTCTCACCAGCACCTTTACTGTCAGGCTCACCAGGATTAGTAGTTAAGAATGTATCCTGCTTGACTGTTGAATAGAATCTAAACAGTGGGACAGTTACATTTGCTATAGGTTGTGCAAGAATATAGAATGCTGGTTTAGCATTAGTTAAAGTGTATCCTGACTTGGCACCTTGAGGATCGTATGCATGGTCAGCACCTATGTTAGTAGATACAATACTAAAGTTAGCATTACAATCACTACCATGAGTATCCTTCATGCATATTCTGGTGTTGTTATCAACAATAGTATACCCACCAGAGTTACCATTCATAGTAATAGATATGGTACCAGGACCACTGATAGCAAGTGTCTGAATCTCTTCACCAGATCTACCAGTCCTTGTCCACTGCTTACCTCCCATCTGGATGTTATCAATAGCAACACCATGTGTGTTGGGGTTATCATTCCACTGTAGTTTGAGGACCGCAACACCAGTGCCACTACCAGTAGCAATTAGATTACCTGATCCATCAAACGATGTCTGTATAGTGCCACTAGATAATGATGACTCATAGATTGGTATCCTATCTGGGAAACAATTCTCTACACATACCTCAGTTTGGTTACCACTCCATCCATTAGGCCAGTAAGCATCACAGTTTGCCTTGGGTGGTTGCCATGCACCACCAAGGTAAGGTCTAAACAGACAGTCTAATGCATTTCTAACACAAGTTTTGAATGGATCACCAGCTAATCCCTTATCTATATCACAGTAATATTTCTCACCAGTTTCTATATGCTCCCACCATCCTGGTGCAGGGAATCCTGGTAAACTAAAATCTTTTAATGGTCTGAGTAACTTGAGTGATAATAACTTTCTAACCTTCTCACATTGATCTTCAGGACCAGTCTTAACAATAATATATGGATCACCCATAACAGGTGGGTGAAGAGTCAACTTCATTGGTGGCAACCAACCAAACTCCTTGTGCATCCACGGTCCCCAAGGTGGTAGCTCCCAATCCAAACCATAGTCAGGTAACTCAGGTGGATCTATTAGATCTGGGATACCTGGCGGTGTCTTATAACATCTGTCAACTATCCTTCGTATAACATCACCAGGTTTAGGATCTGGTACCACAACAGGTGGTGGTGCTACTGGCAGTGGATTCTGCTCGTCTAATACGTTAGGTAGGTTGTATACTGGGACACTATAACATCTCCCAACTATATTTCTTATTGCTTCACCAGGATTCAGAGGAGGTATAACATTACCTGATGCTCCAGCAGTAGGTACATTAGGATTCAACTGGTCTAATGGATTAGATGCCAGTATCCCACTCGGTGTTGAGTAACACCTCTCTACTATATCTCTGATGGTCTCGCCAGCCATGTATTACATACACCTACACCTTATTTAGTGAGGGTTATAAAGTCCCAAATAATATACGAATGCACAAACAGTGACAATCATAAGGAGTCCAATAAAATAAATCATAATCACCAGTTGTTTCTTAGTAGTGCTTTAAAGTCTTGCTGTGTTTCCATGTTGCAGTAAGTAGCAAGGACAGATAGGAAACTAAAGTAACTGTAGTTGTAAGCAGTCCCTTGTACCCTATGTCTCCAGTTACCTCCTCTCGCATCCTCTAGTATATTATTCCATGTAGCAGTGGGTTTCCAAAGACCCTTAGCATAGTCCCAGAATGGTGTGTCATACTTAGACCCATGTGCATAATGATAGAGAAGAAAGTTTGCATTCTCTTGGATGTCTCGTTGATTATCATCAACCATCTCTTGTAGGTTAGCACCCTGCATGACATACCGCAAGGTTCTTTCTATCCATACCATGTATCCTGTTATACTTGTTGCCTCCATTGGTTCAATGAAGAAGTATTTGTTTCCATTCAAAAAGATCCTACCCTCCATGACAGGTCTCTTTGCCATGTAGTTATGGAATGATCTCCAACCAGTTATCTTTGCTTCACCAAACTGCTCTTGGAAATTCTCTAGTGCCTCATTATCAGATGTAATCTCACTATTGAATAGGTATCCCATTGAAGTCCTACTCTGTAGAGGGATAACAAAACACCAACCATCTTTAGTAGCAACAGTATCAGTTGTGCAATAGACTCTACTATATGGATCAGTTTCGGCCAATAGTACTCTGTTGAGGGGATTTTCCAGCTCAATGTAAGAGTCTATCGATTGACTTGAGCACTCTCTTCCACTGAAGGGTGACCCTCCACAATCATAGATGAAGTCAGCATCAATATTATATCCTACCTTCTTAGGGATGCAGTTAAAGTATTGTGACATGTCATCACAAAACATCTTAGGATCAAAGTGCATCGCCACTCTGTTAATACCGAAGTCATGGAACCAATCCTTGCCGCCCCATCCTTCGTAATTTATACCTGTCTTGACTGTCTGATCCCACTTAGCATCTCTCCAGTTGCAATGCAACAGTGGACCTATTGAAGACCAAGACTCAGGGTTACTTGTTTCAAACTGTGTAATAAGATCTAATAGATTAGGCCACGACCCTGATCCTACAGGTTCAATAGGTGCATCAGGGTCATAGTAAATATCAATCTCTGTAGCAGGGTAGTGTGCCTTCCATGCCATTGCAGTAAGGATACCTGCTAATCCTTTACCAATGATAGCGACTTTCATAAAAAAAGAGGGTCGTTAGACCCCCTTAGTATAGCATATGATATTGATTTAGCCAATAGCAGGTGCTAGTAGTGCAACTTCTGTTACCTCAGCAGCAGCGAGATCAAGTGGGAAGTTGTGAGCATTACGCTCGTGCATTACTTCCATACCTAAGTTTGCTCTGTTGAGAACGTCTGCCCACGTTGGAACTACCTTACCAGAACTATCAATGATAGATTGGTTGAAGTTAAATCCATTCAGGTTGAATGCCATCGTGCAGATACCCATACTAGTCAACCAGATACACACCACAGGGAATGTACCAAGGAAGAAGTGAAGACTTCGACTGTTGTTGAACGATGCATACTGGAAGATCAAACGACCAAAGTATCCATGTGCAGCAACGATGTTGTAGGTCTCTTCTTCTTGACCAAATTTGTAACCGTAGTTTTGAGATTCATTATCCGTAGTCTCACGAATAATTGAAGATGTAACCAATGAGCCATGCATAGCAGCAAACAAAGCACCACCAAACATACCCGCCACACCTGCCATGTGGAATGGATGCATGAGGATATTATGTTCCGCCTGGAAGACAAACATAAAGTTGAACGTGCCTGAAATACCCAGAGGCATACCGTCACTGAATGATCCTTGTCCGAAAGGATAGACCAAGAAGACAGCAAAGGCCGCTGATACTGGTGCGGAGTAAGCAACACAGATCCAAGGGCGCATACCCAAACGATACGATAACTCCCACTGTCTACCCATGTAAGCAGAGATTCCAATAAGGAAGTGGAAGATTACTAACTGATATGGACCTCCATTATACAACCACTCATCTAGAGTAGCAGCTTCCCAGATGGGATAGAAGTGTAATCCAATAGCGTTAGAAGATGGAACGACAGCACCAGAGATGATGTTGTTACCATACATGAGTGAACCAGCAACTGGCTCACGGATCCCATCGATATCGACAGGAGGAGCAGCAATAAATGCAACTATGAAACAAGTAGTAGCAGCAAGTAAACATGGAATCATTAAGACTCCGAACCAACCAACATATATTCTGTTGTCAGTTGATGTTACCCACTCACAAAACTCGCTCCAATTTTGCAATGGTGACTGCTCTCTTCTTTGAAGAGTTGTCATCGAAATTAAGAGTGCGATTTGTACTTGTATGAAAAGACATTATGACCCCTTGGTCTTGGTTTGGGGGATGTAAGAGTGGATATCCTCCTTACTGGAGGCCCAACCACCATGCGGGGGGACTTATTGACAATGCCCTTGCTCATATTATATATGAAGTTTTATAACTTGTCAACCAGGTTTACTCTCTTGCCATTCTTCAGATCCACCACCCTTCCAAGGGGAGTGCTTCTCTACTGCCAATCTATACATTTTTTCATGCATCGTTATATTCTCGGCCACTTCTTCTTCTGGTCGAGGATTTTCATGGGAATTATCAGTTGCCATAGGCCATGTGTCATAGGGGTGGGGTACATCATCAAACCACTCATCGAGTGGTAGTCTGTGTAATGGTTTCATCCTTTGTAGTCGTGAAAGTCTAGTTTTAATACAGGTTCATCATCAAATAGAATGTCACCTGATTCTTGTGAGGTAGACCATTCCTCATCATCTAGTGGGGATTCCCAAGGTTCTCTTTCAGTCATCGTTTTAATAGTGCTGGTACATCTCCATCATCATCGTCATCCTTCTTCTCATCCCAAGGATCATCTATCAATGGTCCATTATATATTCTCTCGTCTAATGACTTGAGTAATGGATCTTTAGGCACAGGTTTGTTAAAGTTTACCACTAGTAACTCATCACCGTGCTTAACCTCTGCCATCTCAGGGTGCATGGGTTTAGTAACCTGTCTTACCTTCTCCTCAACAACAGGCTTTGCCTCCTCTGTCTTCCATCCTTGACTCATGAGTCTGAATGCTTGATAGAATAGGTAACCAGTTATTACTAGGTAAAGGATATACATTACTTTTTATTCGAGACCCACTTGCCATTAACTAACTTCTTAACCTCACCTTTCCTGAGTCCTGTGCCCTTTGCTTTCTTAACAAACTCTTTATAGGTGGGGCTGTCTTTTGAATGCCCAGTCTTCTTACTACCGTGCATCATACGATCCTTACGATACTTTAACTCTGCTTCCTTTTCAGCAGACTTCTTCCTCTCTTTCTCATTGTCCCATCCATCTCCATACTTTTCCCACAACCAAGGTTTAAACCTGGCCTGTTTGTCAAAAATTTCTGGGAGTAAATTCATGAGAAGATAGTATCTTTGAGGTATTTATACATTGTAGGTAGAGACTCAGCTAACTTCTTCCTCTTTTTATAGAGGTGCTCCCACCCATCTACCTTACTAGAGGGGACTGGTGGGTAATCAAAGTACTGATATGACCTCTTCCTGACACTAGTATACCCTGCTCCACCCAAAATGTAAAGGATGGGGTGTGCCTCATGTTGAACTGGATCACCCCCTACCATATGAAACTGGACTAGATCATGAGCACCTTCGATATTATACTTTGTATCCTGTGTTACATGCTTCCAGAATGGTGTGTCTGTCCTACGTGAATAATAATAGTGTGCTTCAACAAATTCTTTCCACCCATCACAATGCTCATTCATATTGTGATTGAATCTATCTCTCATAAACCGATTGATACCAGGCTCCTCTCTTAAACTATCAACAAGAGCAAGGATACCATGATGTGCTGAGAATAATGAGGTAGATTCTAATGGTTCAATGAAACTATATGACAGTCCAATCATCACACAGTTACCAACCCATGCTTCCTTCTGTCTACCATTCCTAAACTTAATTACTTTACCGTCACCAAACTCTTCCTTCGCTTCCTCTTCAGTCTGAAACTTACTAGAGAATACATATCCCTCTGAAATATATTCCCACGTTGGTATAGTCCACTGCCATCCACTACTCATACCCTTTGCGTTGGTGTATGGTACCATCTCCTTATCTTTATCAATATAATCTCTCTTCCTTACGATAGCAGTGTCAGTTGGAATAGATTCAAATGGTACCCAAGTAGTCAGAGCACCACCTAGTGTAGATGTTTGCCCAGTACAGTCGAGATAGAGATCTGCATCAATCGACGGTGCCCTGAGATCGTACGGTCCTCTTTCCAAAAAGACACCTGATATTCCTCCTTGTCCATAACTAACCGAGTTAACCTTACTATCAAGAACTCTAACGTTACTACAAAAAGTTTCTTGTAGGTAGGTAGAGAACTTACTTCCGTCGATGTGAAACGATCTGTCTTTAGAAATATCATAAGGAATAAGTAATGAATTATTCAATGGCATCTTCTTCTCTTCTGCCACCGTTACAAATGGCATGAAGACATCAGCAAATGGTGGTGGATTATATCCATATGCTTTTGCTACCATCCAGTCATGGAATGTAGCATCAGTTAGATTCAAAGCAGGTGCTTGACCATTAGGATAATGGAAGACATGATCTATCTCAGTAAAGTTTTCAAACCTACTACTAGATTTGTAGGTTGCTCTAGCAGCAGTAAGGAATGTCTTGTCATCTATACCCATATACTTCAGGTATTGATTGATGTGTGGTGTTGTAGACTCACCCACCCCAATAGGATCACCACCTTTTACTACGGTGATGTCATAATCTGGGAATGTTTTAGCGAGTGCTGCTGCTGCCATCCATGCAGCAGTCCCACCACCTACGATAACTATCTTCATCTATCAAACCTTATATTAAATGATATGCTAATGCGTGTATGCTCTGTGACATTGGTACGTATACCATGCATTAGGTAACCAGGGAATAGTATTAACTTACCTTGCTTTGGTGGCATTGAAATAGTATGTGGTTGATTAGACCAGATACTAGTAGTCGATGCTAAGTTAGGTGTCTGGAAAAATAAATCTCCATCATCTCCTGTAGTCTTGTAATAGTATACACCACTTAGATCTGAATGTCCATGATGATGTGCATGAGCATAGTGTCCTGGCTCTAGTCTTGCCATCCAAGATGCTTGTTGATACCATCCCTCATTGCCAGTGTAATTCCATATGTGATTCCTTAATTCCTTTGTGAAACTAGGAGGTAATATCTTCTCTTGAAAATTTGGATCAGATATAAGATGAGTATCCCATAGGTTATGCCACTTGATACCCCTCTCTATCTCTGCAAACTCCTCTTGTATGGTGGCATAACTTGACACCTCACCTTCGTATATCTTAGTAGGAAATATATCTTTGATCATAATTTAATAGTGGTATCAACTCCGATGTTTCCTGAGACACTTACCCTCTCCTCTTCACAGTTATAGAAAGGATATACTATATGATTTAGTTTACTTGGGAAGAATAACATCACACCCTCTGCTCTCTGCCCTAGGTTGTAGTCATAGTATCTAAGTTGTCCTAGGTTATCTGTGTAGACAAACTTAAAGGCAGACTTAGATGGCATGTTACTTGGGTTATCTTTATTCTGCTCCTGCCAATCAATAGGTATCTTAATCCAGACTACAAAACTATAGATGCCAGTGTGAAAATGTAATGGATTAAACTCATGTTGCTTCTGATAGTTGACCCACCAATCACTCATACGATAAGGATGATGTTGGTTAAGAGGTACCTCTTGACCTAGGTTACCAAACTCTTGAGTGTATGTATTAATCAATGGGATAATAGTATTATCAAAGAACCAATTGTCCTTATCATGTAAAGGAATACTCTCCTTTATGTTACCAGCAAGAGATATCCTAGACCCTGATGGCATGTCAATACACTCCTTGACATGATCAAACTCCTGCTCGGATAGTTTATGCTCCAACCACCCATAATTCTTGGGGACAATAACTTTAGTGCTCATACTTTATTTGGGAAGCGTTCCTTATGCTTCTCCCATGCCTCTAGTATAGCACTACATGCCATCTGAAAATAGTCTCCACCATATTTTGCTACCTCATCCTGTAATGGATCTTCTTTCGTAGGAATATACTTGTCAAGTTTACCACTCTCTACAAACTGGTGCGAAAAATTATAGACTTCTGTAGTAATAGGTATGTGTTTTGAAGCGAAGCATCCTAAACAAATCTTCCTTTCATTTAATCTCTGCTCCATTCGATAGTCTTCATTCATACCTTGACCCAGTGCTCCTTCATGTCATCGTTTATAGTATTAATATACCCATCCTCAGTCACAATGTCAAATGCTATTGTGATTCTTTCTTGATCGTCCACCACCTTATCAGTGCCATGACTGACCCAACTAGGGAACAGTGTGATCTTACCCACCTCATTGTGTGATGACCAAGGGTCACCCCCATACGGATTGTAATAATTCGTATTAGTATCAGTCACTTGGACACACACGTGACCACTCAGGTATCCATATGGATCCTTACCATGTGAGTGCACTGCTATCTGATCACCCTTCCTCATAACATTAGCCCAACACTGGACATAGATTGGTGGTGGATCAGGTGCACCCAACTCTGTAACAAATTTGTCATGGGTCTTCTTGATAGCAGCCTTTAAAGGTATAGCACTACCAAACGTGAGTAGGTTATATTTATTTGACCTAGCAGTTAGACTCTTGGCACCTAGTTTGGTACCCCAGTCATCCTCAAACTCATACTCATCTATTATACTCTGCTCTCTATCAAGTATCTCTTTCTTTAAATCTTCTAAGGATATACCTACGTTAGCTTCATAAAAATAATACTCCCACGCTGCTGCGAAAGGAGTATAAGTTTGTCCACTAGTGAATCTAATTATTCTCATCAACAATCCTTAGTTTATTATATGTGTCTTCATCCCTCATCATCTTACTGATGCTCATAAGGAAGTCGGCTTTCATTCTACTAAGGTTCCTGTATTTTTGCAAGGGGATCCACTCCTCCTTAACATAATATTCTAAACGATACACGACTCATCCGAACGTCACTCCAATAGTAATTATAAGAGCAAGCTCCATGAGTGGATGCCAACCGTGTGGTACTGTTATTAATACTTGTCCTAACCCTGCCATATCATTTCAGGCATTGCTTGTTGCCCTGGTCTGAGTACAAATAATAATATTGCATAGCAAACGAACCAAATAATATTAAACAACCATGCTTGTCTGTAGAGATACTTTCTGATACCCATAGCA